TTAACTTTTTTTATTTCATCGTCTATATTAAAAATGTCATGAATATATTCACTTGCATCTTCTGCATTGAAGGCTTCTACCTCAACCTCTACGTCTAATTTAATGCGATATTTATTCATAGTACAATTATATCATTATTTTGCAGCTTTTTTATCTACGGCTAAGAATGCTGCATTAATTTCTGCTACCGTGAGTTTTCCGTCATCCAAGAATCCTCGTGCAAGCCTTTCAACTACAGTGGCAACGCCAAGAGTCCCAGCCAATATAACTGCTTTAGCTGTGCTGATTCCTACTACTGCTCCCGCTCCAATTACTGATAGTCCTGAAGCAGCAAATACTGCAATTATACGCATAACAATATTATTAATACTTGCAATAGCTCCTCCTCCAACATGGGTTGGTTTTTCTATATATGCTTTTGCCATTATTTATCTCCTTTTCCTGCAAAATATCCACCAATAATTCCTATTAGTCCTACTAATGCATTTTGCACTAATGCGATTGCATCTTCGTTTGTTCCATATTTTTCACCTGATGTTGATTGTTGGAGAAGCATTGAAGCATATTCTCCAATTACTACAAGACCAATGAAGCCTAATATACCAAGTGTAATTACCCACATTAATTTATCTTTCATTATTTATCCTCTTTTCTTAGCGGGATTGTAATTAGCCAGACTACTGTTACTGCTAATACTGCAATTCCAACTATGTCTCTTGCTGATCCCGTCAAAGTTAGCCATGCAATAAAGAAGCCAAGGAGGGTGAATGCCTGTGCAATTAATTCCATTCCTGCATCTTTAAACCATTTGATTAATCCTTTAAGCATTTTGCCTACAAGATTGATGGCTTTATTGATTATTTTCATTTGTTCCTCCTTATCATTGCCCCTGCAATTTGTGATGCAATGACCACTGGGACAATTACTTCCTGCGCTTTTTCTCTCTGATCATCTGTCATATCCATACCTAACTCAGAAAAATTAGATAGTAGTTCTACTGGGTCCACTTCAAACACTGCTCCAAGTGGGTCTGCTAAAAATGCTTCTGTTTGTACTTCTGTTGTTGCATCTGCTAATGTAAATGGCATTGGGGTATCTCCTGCATCCCCTGCTCTTTCTGCAAACTCAACAAATGCTGCTGCTACTGCAGGGTTAGATTTCATTGATTCTGCAACCTTTGCAACTTCTGCTGGTGCAATACCAAGGTCTGCTGCAACTTCAGCCTTTGCCTCTTGTGTTAAAGACTTAAGTGTTTGGCTAACTGCTGCTGTTTGCTCAACAGAAAGCTTAACTAATTTATTATCCTTGCTTGTAAGGTTTGCTATAACTCCAGAAAGATCTTCTGAATTTCCTGTACCCTTTTGTGGGATAAGTGCTGCCAATTCTGCATCCTTAATTACTGGATCAATATCTTCTGCTGGCTTGAAGTCTGGTCTTGGAAGTGGTTTAGGCTCTGGAGAAGGCTCAACAGGAGGCTCTGGAGTAGGCTCTGGCTTTGGTTCAGGGTTTGGGGCAGGTGTAGGCTTAGGCTCTTCTGGTTTTGGCTTATCAGTAGGCTCTGGCTTTGGCTTGTCTGTTGGTTCTGGTTTAGGTCCAGGCTCTGTAGGCTTTGGTCCTGGCTGTGTAGGCTTTGGTCCTGGTTCTTCTGTAGAGGTATTGCCACTTGGTTTTGGCTCAGGCTTTTCTGTTGGTGGTGGGGAAGGCTTTGGCTTTTCTGGTTCAACAGTTGGCTTTGGCTCTGGTGTAGGTTGATTTGCTGCAGCATTGGCTGCTGCTTGAGCAATTGCTCTTTGAATTTCTCTTTGTGATTGCTCATCATAGTAACGCCATGCGTCATCAATGGCACTATTAACATCAAGGATTGCGTTATTAAAATTAGATATAGAATTATTCTTTTCAGACAAAGCATCTGCTGTATCGTTAACAGCATTGTCATACTCAGATTCTTTATTAGTTAATGTTTGATTTAGTGAATTTAATGTTGCAACTGCTTGGTTATAAATATTTAGTTTATCATTGTATACATCTTGGGCTGCGTTCTTTGCAGCGAGTGCATTGTTGTAGTCGTTGGTCTGTTCTTGAGTTGCCCCAGATCCAGAAGAAAATGTGTTTAAATTACAACTAAAGTTTTGTCCCCATACTCTTGGATTTCCAGCATAGTCACAACCTGCTCCAGTCCATCCTCCAGGTATAGCCCATCCAAGGTGATAGGATCCTGGGCCACCACCGTTGTACCACCATATTTCTACATCAAAAACCTTGTCTATTGTTACATCATATATTGGAGAGTATGGGCTCCAAGTTGTTCCTTGCTCTATCCAGTTATTAATAACCAACTCTCCATCAATATACATTCTAAATCCATCATCTGTATATCCTGCAAATTTTGTTGATGTAAACCATGACGGTACTGTTATTTTTCCAGTAAATTTAACTATAAAGTTTTCATATCTATTACCACAAACTGGACGAGTCATGTAGTTTCCATTTAGTATTCCACTACATAAGAATTGATCTGTGGCTGCAAGGCCATCAACCCTGATTAAACTATAAACATTGTATGATAAACCAGCACCACCAGCATTATTTAATGCTTGCTGAGCAGTTGATAAATTAATATTTGCTACACCAAGAGCATCATAGGCATTGTTCTTGTTAGTTAGTGCAGTTGCTACTGTGACTGTTTGCCCATCTACATTTGACTGAGCAATTTCTACTTCTTCTAAGGCTAATTCTTCTGCCTCTACTGCATCATCATAGTCTTCGTAAGCAGCATCTCTAACATCTCGCAGATTTTTAGCATACATAAACTTGTTTTCTGCTATGTCAATTAAATTTATTAGACCATCTTTATAATCTAGCTTATCTACTGCCGAATTTAAATTTTCAATTTTTTTTGCGGCTACTGTTAAAGGGTCATCGCTGTAGGCGGGGGACATAAAAAGCCATCCAAATGCAAGCATTATGGACGCTGTTATTCTAAATAACTTTTCCCTTTTCAAGTATAGCTCCTATGCAAACAAGATGTCTGCTTAGTTAATTATACCACTTTAGTTATTTAGGATTATCTGTTTTGTAAAAGCCATTGCCCTTGAATTGTATGCCAAATGGTGTAAAGAATCTAATCATTTCTGATTCACACTCTACGCATGTATATCCTGGGTCGTCATCTTTAATTGATCTATGGATTGACATCGTGGCATGTGCATCATCATATGAGCATTTATATTCGTATACTGGCATTACTTTCTACCCCATTTAACTTTATTCCACCCACGCTCATGGAAATAATAAAGAATAGTTTTTGTAAATACCTCAAAGCTTGCAATTGCTCCTGCTGTAACTGGCTCTTTGGTTATAGCCCACGATATGATAAACGTGTCTGCTGTTCCTATGACACGCCAAGTAATTGCTTTTAATGCTGATCTTTGTTTACTTACGTTCATCTTTATCCTCAGAAAAAAGTCTTTCTTCTGCTTCGTTCATTGCCTTTCCAGCATTTTCTAATTGTTTAAAGACCCATTTCCCTACGTTTTTCAGTTGCTGAAATAGCATGAATCGCTGCCCCCAAATCTACTTGTTCAATCTTATATCCCACATCACGACCATATACAATGTTGGTAATGTTAGGCATCTTGATAACCATTGCTTTGTCCATTACTGAATCATTAGCAATATACTTTTTAACCTGATTAAAATCAAGCGGATCTTTTTCGCTAGTCTTATACGTATTTCTAACACCTAGCATTACCTGGGCCGTTCTGTTACCCGCCTCATCATATAAAGCATGATGCCCTTCATGCCATGGCTGGTAGCGACCAAGCATTAATGTTGTTGGTTGTCTCCAATCGTGCAATTGAAAATCAACACATGCAACCCTAGCTGCAACATCATATTCTGTCATGTCATCAAACATTAAATCTGGATTCGCTGGTGTCTCCCACATTGCGGTTGTATCTGGAAAATCTCTGACTGGTTTTCTGTTCATCCAAACAACTTTATCTGGGTTTCCAAAAGATGCTCTTGTCTCTGCTGTTGGGTTAACAAAATCTACAACAACATGGTAACCTTGATCAGAAAGTAGCCTTGATAACGCTCCCATTCTGCGAGCCTGCTCTAACCTATCTTCTGGGCTAAACCCTAGGTCTTTATTTAGCTCTGCTCTGACTGCGTCTGCATTTAAATGAACGGCGTTTATTCTATCCGCTAGCTCTTTTGCAAATGTAGTTTTTCCAGAACCTGGCAAACCAATTACTTGTATAATCATGAGAATCTTTCCATTAAATAAGCAGCCAGAATTTGGCAGATACTAATCCATTATAGCATTTGTATAACTAGAGTTGCAAGTTATTTTTTATATCCCTTTGCAATAGCAAGCGCAGCTGCTGCGTCCATTCCATTTGGATCAATCCAAAATCCTGGAATTAAATATTTCCAACCGCTTTTAACAATATGAGCTGTGTGGCTATATGGCTCTTGTGATGGAAATATAAGAATACTTCCAGCCTCTGGCTTTAAAGAAAAAGTTATTTTTCCATCATTAATGGGATCATCTAGTGCGCCTTGGGCTGCAAATTCATTTGGTTTTTCAAATTCTTTTACCATATGATTCCATGTGTTCTCTGGGAATTCTTTATCGGGATTACTAAGTACTCCATCACGAATACAAAAAGAAATTTCTCCACCCTCATAATCATCATTTACATAAAGAATCATAGAGTACTTAAGTCTGGTGTCGCCTTCTTGTGCGTCGTGGTGTGTACCCATCCATGTATTCTCTTTGTATTTATGAACGTTCATTTGACTAAGGATTACAATTTCATCTTCTACATTTCTTTTTTCCTTGTAGTCTTTTGCAACCTCATTGAAACCATTAAATACTGTATCAAATATATACTTGCATCTGGCAAGATCTTCTGGGGACAAGTCTTTTTTATCTATGTCCTCAAGGCTATTTAAAAGCACTCGCTTTTTTCTTCCATACCAATAAACTGTACCTCTGTCTGCTTCGACACCCCAATCAATCCAGTTATCTATAATATCTTTAATTGAATCTACATTTTCTGTGTCCTCAATAGCTGCTACTAAAGCATAAGGGTCTTTAATGACATTCTTATAATAGTAAACTCCATCATGTAATTCTTCATGGTTTATCATTTTTTACCCGCTTTTTCTCTAGCTTTTGCTAGTGCATTAAAATCTTTAACTTTTGTTTCTCCTAGGTAGCCCCATGCATACCCGTCATTTATCATCATTTCATTTAGTGAAATTGTGCTTCCATCCACATAAACCCAGCCAAGTATTCTTCCATATTTTTCTGAAGAGTCCATCTTTTCTGTTTTAATAATTACAGACTTTGCATCTTTAATATTTTTCTTTAAGTAATCTTTTGCTTCTAATCCTAGGGCTTTTTCTTTTAGGTCTTTTGTTCTTGATTCTGGCGTATCAATTCCAGCAAGTCTGACACGTGATGCAAAAAGGATATCAAATCCTAAATCAATTAGTACGTCTATAGTGTCACCATCAACTACATTTTCTACCTTTTTAACATAATATTCGTACATTATTCCCCCTATTGATATCTTTCACTTTTTGTATGCATTATTGTCATCTGATCTACATTGACATGGTTTGGCAATGAAATGATCCATCTTACCGCTTCACCTATATCTTCTGGCTTTGTTGCTATTTCTTGTGGAAACTCTGGCTTAGTATCAATTGCTCCTGGTATGATCTGTGTGACCTTTATCCCTTGACCCGATACTTCCATTCTTAATGTCTCTGCAAATGCTCCTTCAGCACGTTTTGCAACCACATAGTTCCCGCCTCCTTTATATGGGTATAGGCCAGCGATAGATGTAATTACTATGATATCACCAATACCATTTTTTTTCATATGAGGGATTATTGCTTTAGACATACTCATTGGAGCTATAACATTTAAATTATATGCATATTGCCATGCTTCTGCGGAGTCATTTTCTATATTTGTATTACCGCCCCCACCGCCAGCATTATTTACAAGTGCACGAACACTTTTGTCTGCCAAAAAAAGGCTTAGACCTTCAATTGATTTTGAATCTGTGATATCCATCTTATACGGAAAAATATTTTTATACCCATCAAAAACTTCATTCATTCTTTTTAAATCTCTAGATACTGCTATTACGTTATAAGACCTGGAAAGGACTTTTGATATGCCCTCTCCAGATCCACGGCTTGCGCCAGTTACAATAACGTATTCTTTTTGCAAGTTATTACTTAGCTGCTGCTGGTTTTCCGCCACCCTTAGAAGTTTTAGCTGCTGGTTTTGCTGCTGACTTCTTTACTGGTGTTGCTACTTTTTTTGCAACTGGCTTACCAAATGATGGTCTTCCAAAACCTACAATTCCTACAATTTGGCTTCTGCGAAGCTTTGATCCATTTTTCTTTTTGTAAGCACGATTCTTGAGGCAGCATTCTCCGCCATTTCTTTGATCACCTTTTTTATCTGAAGAAGTGTTTCCTTCTACAACATCTACTGTGCCGTCTGTATTAACTGCAACAACAATTCCTACGTGAGAAATTCTATCGACGCCGTCTGATGGGAAATCAAAATAGGCTATATCTCCAACTTCTGGTGTTGCTACTTCTGCCATCTGCCATGTTCCTGCTTTAATAAAAGCCTGTGCACCTGCAGGTGTATATACCGTGTTAGGAACTTTTACCCCTGCTTGATCTGCACACCACATAACAAAACTTCCACACCATGGCTGAAAGTTTGATTTTGTAAACTTACCATATTTTGTTTCGTTGTCTTTTGGACCTTCAATAGTTCCAACTTCTGCTAATGCCACTTCTACTAATCTTGCTGCTGATCCTTGTGCTGCTGCCATTTTTTCTCCTATGTTATTTATTTTAAAATACTTGATATATATATTATACCATTTTGGTTATCTAAAAGAATAGTGTCCCCAGATGGTCTCGAACCATCGACCCGCAGATTAAAAGTCTGCTGCTCTACCAGCTGAGCTATAGGAACGTACCCCTGGCTGGGATCGAACCAGCGACCTACAGATTAGAAGTCTGTTGCTCTTCCGCTGAGCTACAAAGGTGTGTGCCAGGTAGGACTTGAACCTACGATTACCGAATTATGAGTTCGGGGCTTTAACCAACTAAGCTACTGGCACCTAGTTGTATTGTATACTACCGTCTTGATTTTTGTCAATAGAATTCTCTACAATCTGCTGCACATACTCAGAAAAATGTTTTCTTATTCCACCCATCGGTCTTTGTCCATAAGATTCCCAAATCTTTTTATACTCTATTATATTTTGTAAAGTAGTTGGACATACAATTATTCCATCATACATTTTCATTGTAGTTGGCATAGGCACATGTTTTGTGCAGCATTTACATTGTTTGGCCATCTCTTGATATTCGTTCATATTATTTGCATCCTATCCATAGCGTCTCTTAAATTTTCAGGCATCCTTGGTGGCCTTATCATATTGTATGAGTTTGTTTCTGCGTCTTCATCTCTTTTAAAATCATTATCATAACTCATTGATTCATAAGTATGAACATTTATTTCTTGATTGTTATCAAATCTAGTACGGCTAATAGCATTAAATATGGCACCGCATGTAGCATCTGCAAGATCCTTGGAACCTTTTCTAGGGTGGTCAACTTTATCTCTCATAATTCTAAGCTGGCATAGCTCATCTATAAGCAATGATATGTGCGGCCCGATTAATCTTTCTTCAGCAACAACCATAGCCATGTCGTCGTAATGCTTTTTAGCAACAGAAAGAATTTCTGTGTTTATGCCATACTGCTTTAGCTGTTGCATCATATCGTGAGAGTTCCATCTATCAAAAGTACATATTGCTATGTTAAATCCTCTTGTTTTTAGAGACAATATGTAGTCCTTAACTTCAGTAAAATCAACCGACTTATCTGGTGTAGGGGTCCAGTATCTAACTGCATCAACCTCAACAATCGGGGCTGGCTGAGAATAGGTGTCTGTGACTTTTACATTTACCCACTTGTTAACATGTGCCATTGTAACAGCGCAATGGTCATGTTTTTGAGCAAGGTCAACATGTATATAGTATTTTTTATCTGGGTCTGGCAAAAACCATTCCTCAAGTCTACCAAAAGTATCAACTGCAATTGAGCCTACATTAAATGCCTTTTCTACTTTTTCTCTTGATTTGAAAAATGCATCAACCGCATCAGGTGGCATACAGGCGAATCTGGATAGAGCATCAGTGGGGTTTGTATAGAATGCTGTTTTAAAGTCGTCAATTTTTCTAACTGGGTTGATCTCCCAAGTCGGACGTTTAATAGCATATACTTTAGGTATCTTATAAGATATGATATGGTCTTCCTCCCATTGTATTTCAAATTCATTCCCCTCTGTTCCATCGGGTATTTCCTCGTACATCTTAAATTTGTGTTCTCTAATTACCGTTTCTTTTTCACCTATCACTGCATCATATCTTTGCTGAATATAATCATTTTTAAATCTAGGAAAGGATAGCAATATTACTTTGCCAAAGTCTGGGAAACGAGAATCTACTGATGCCCTGTACATATCATATACCGCACTGCCTGTTTTTGCTTGGTCGTGGCCAGTTGTATTTTCAATTGCAAAGCCAGAGATTTCGTCAAGGATTACAACAATAACGTTATATCCTTCCCATGCCTCTCTCTCAGAGTGGCCAGAGTGAACTGTTATTGCCTTGTCAAACTGTATTTCAGATGCTTTTGCATAGTACTTTCCAACAAACCATGGGGACTTGTCTATGCGGCTTCTAAAGCCTTTAAAAAATACATTGCTTGCCTGCTGTGAGTTAATCGCAATATTAATAATATCAATTGAGTCTCCAGGAGGTTTGCCATAATAAGTCGCTGGATCTTTTAGGCATAATAGTAAATATACTATATATGCAACTGCAATTGTAGAGCAGTAGTCTTTTCCAGAACCTTTTCCTAATTGTGCTACAACTTCATTAGCAGTTTGCTTAAATCTAATTGATCCTTCTTCGTCTCCAAATAATTTTTTAAGTGTAGACTCTTTATATATTTGTGAGCTTTTTTCAATTAATGTATACTGGTATTCAGAAAGTGGAGGCAATCCTAAAAAGTTTGGATGATTTACAAATGTGCGTAGGTCTACTGGCTTTTCTTCAAACTCTTCGCCATCTAGTATGTCAATTAAATCTGAGAAATCAAACGACATCAGCTTCCTCAATTATTACTGATTCGACTATACCAGTAATTTGAGATAGCCTTTTTGCAACTTCCATCTTGCACTTAGGACAAGTTGCTGTTACTTCTTTTAAAATTCCAACTAAAACTTCTTGCTTACGCTCTGTCTCTGCAATTTGAGATGCTATCTGTGTATTTTCTAAAACACCAACAGATTGAAGCATTGCTATTCTTTTGGTCTCTATGTCTGCTATGAGCTTTAATGCTCCCGCCTTTACATTTAATTGTCCTTGAGTATCCGCGTCTTCCACAGTCTTCCATGCTTCTTTAATAAGCATTGCGTAGTGTTGATCAGCACCAGAGATTGCTTCTCTGGCACGATCACGGATGTTGCTATCATTGTGCACAACACCCTTCCACTCATCAATAAACTCTAGAACATCTTTACGTGAAAACCCCGTAATAGTTGCTATTTGTGTGGCGGAATTACCTTTGAGCAACTCTTCAACCACTTTATTCATGCGGTCAAAATGAACTGCTGGTTCTATTTCATTAGTCATATAGTTTATTATACTTCTAGTTGACTGAAATTGCAACCTTAGACATGGCTATCCTTAATAGGATTAAGTAACCTATAAGGTCATCAATATCATTATCTCCAGCAAACCCCTGAGAATTTTTGATTCTATTTAGCTTATCATCAATTCTAACCTTTAGCTGCTCAACTGAGTCTGACTGTGCAAATAGCCTAATCGGGCTAAGCGCTGAGTCTCCATATGATATATTCTTTTTAATAAGCATCTCTGCAATTTCTAAACATTCGCTCATGATTCTATTGCCAGATGGAGCATCTGTTGCTATTAACTGTAGATCAGCTGTCCATGCTTGGTAGCCGCCACTTTTATTAGGATAACCTGTCATTTTTTTCTCAACAATCCAAATACCTGTAAATATCTCTGTATAGTCATAGCAGAGACTCCGCACTCTTTACCTATTTCTGTAACCGTTTTCTTTTGTACTACGTACCTTCGGTGTAGCCAATCTCTGCTCTGATATAGCTTCACATTGCATTCCAACTAAAATGATGCTTGTAGTCTGTGTAGCTAACTACATTTCTATCAACCCACCAGTCTTCATGATAATCTCTTACAACTAGGGCGTAGCCAAGAGAATCTAAAATTTGTCTTTGTGTATCACGCATTGCTACATTATTCAAAACAAGATTTGCATCATGCTCAAAAGTAATAACAGTAAATCTATATTTATTTAATGGTAGTGCAATTAGACCATGTAATGAAAGGTATGGGTTTCCAATAGGATATCCTTTTTCAGTGTATCCTCCATCAATATCTACCTGCAAGTAATCGATTTGCTCTGGAAAATTGTTTTCTTCAAAATATTTAATATAATCAAATTTAGTTGCATCACCAAGTACACAAGGGTTTTTTCTATTTGCTACAACTTCCTCATGAAACTCTGGTACAATCTCAAAGGAAACGCCTTTCCAATCAAATTCATTTTCTAGTCTGTACGTATTGCTTCCATTCTTAGAATGAAATGCACCTTGCTCAACATAATGTCCATTCTTTTTGCCACCTAAAAGTTCTATTACAAATTCTTCTTGATTGCTTTTTTCGTTCCAGTCTGGGCTCATCTTTTTGTTAGCTCCTCGTTTGAATAGTGTGCAATGCCAAATGCATCTGCAACATCAAAATCTGTTATGCTTAGATTATACTTTTTATTAAAGTAGTCTACCGTTCTTTGTTTACGCATATTCCTTAATTGGTTTTTATACCAAGAGTCTGCGTATCCTGGATTTTTAAATCTAATCGCTGCTTTTTCTTCTTTGGTAGGATTTTTGTTTCCAATATAAGCTTGCCAAGCACTAGGGGATATAGTAATGACTGAAGCGCCAGTAGACATAAGCTCAGCAATAACAACCCCGTAGACATATGATAATTTTATCACAGCATCGGGTGATCTGACAAGTATGGCACCTTCTACAACAATATAGTCCGACTTTAATTCATCAAGCATTGTCGACATCTTCTTCTTAGCATCGTATATCTTTTCGTAGATATTCATCCCCTCAAGATCAATTTTACCCCACTTTAATGGTATATTATTTTCCATTAAACAGAATGCAATTGAATTTGTTGAAGCGTCGATACCTAAAACACGATATGCTTTAGTTTTAACTAAGCTAGCTAATTTCATCAATTATCTCTTTAATTCTATTTTTTGTCTTATCTTTTTTGCCATTGACACATTTAGAACAAACATTAGAATCATTGTATCTACTTAGCATAGATTTACAAGATTTACATAATCTGGTAGCACCATTTTTAATAGCCTTTTTTTCATAGTACTTTTCCATTATTCTTTTGTTTGTTGCAATTCTGCAACATTCATCGGTACAGTATTTTTGATTATGAGTCTTGGCATCAAATTCTTTTAAACACTCTTTATTTGAACAGATCACAGAACTGGTGCCTCATATAACTCTATTTGAACAGTTCCAATTGGGCCAGTTTTATCATAGCATTCTTTCTTGACTGGGCAGTATGTGCATGGCATCTTTGATTTAGTTGCACCTGCTGGACGCATTGGAAGATCTCCATTTTTAAAATTATCATATACTTCTTGCATCCATAGGAATGCATCCTCAATAATTTTCTTATTCTTATCATTCATTGAGATTGGAATAATAAGTATCTCTTGCGTGTTCTTGTTTTCATACAAAAAGAAACCCTCTTTGGCATTCTTTAACTTCATGTATGTAAGTAGCTGAAGCATGTGGTTTGCTGAAGATTTCATCTCTGACTGACGTGTATCCCAAACCTCTTGTTTTGCCGTCTTTATTTCACCAATTACTGTCTCGCCATCGTACTCCATAATAAGATCTATGAATCCTCTGATCGGTGGATACTCATTAATAATCTCTTCTTCTTCCGCTCTCCACTCTGGCATAGTAGAAATAAGCTTCTGTAGTCGCTCATGCGCCTGAGTTCCTTGTGCCATATTAGCAACAGCAACCGCATCGTTATCATCAATAAAGACTGCTCCAGAAAATGCCATGTACCAATATCTAGGACACTTGCCGTGGCCATATCCAAGGGAGCTTGGGCTAAATGATTTTTTGGTCATAGACCCATCAGCACGTTTTGTATTTCTGTAAGCCTCGTCTAGAAGATCTGCAAACTTTTCTGGGTCAAAGAACTTTCCAGTATGTTTCTTAAACTTAAGGTTCTTTACAATATCTCTTCCCATTATGAGTTGTACCTAACGACATACTTAAGTGCATCTACAAGTTTGTCTATGGACTCCTTTACTGAATAGTAAACGTTCTTTTTATTATTATTTACAGTTCCCGCTTTATCTTTAGCAATAGTTGAATACACAGAAGACATTACGGCAAACTTAGTAGACATTGCTTGAAGCTCCATAATAAGCATGGGGGCTTTAGCAGATGGAACATCTGGGTTCATCAAAAGCTTTACAACAATTGATAAAGCCTTGTCTAAATGCTCATCCTGCATGTACTCATGAAGATCATTAAACTCTGTTATATCACTAATTAACTGAAGTGTGTTTCTATCCTCTGCCATTTTTAATCCTCTTGTCCCACTTGTCTATAAATAATCCTAGTCCGTAACCAACCACAAGACCAACTAGCAATCCCATAAAAAACATTGTCATGACAACATCCTTTGAACTAATCCGTAGCCCATCCACAAACCAAAAATACCCATTAGGCCAGCAAATACTGGTGGGGCTGGTACTGGTAGTTTAAATATGCTAAATACTGCACCTACACCCATGCCAGTAAGTGTTGTTAGGAATACTTCTCTAATCATGATTCTCCTCATAAAACTGGATCAACTCTTCAAGAATTGACCACTCTATAATACCTAGTCTAACTTTAGACTCTGCTCCTATAATAATTTTTAGCGCTGGGTGCATGTCTCTGTTTACTTTAAAAGTATCCGTACAGATCTTAGCCCAGTTATCTTTGTTTAATGTAAAAGATTTTCCTGCTTCTTTGTAATCCACAAGAAACTTTTTCCATTGTGCGTCACCCTTTTGATAGTCGCCTCTTCCTGAATTCTTCTGGGCTTTAGCTCCATCTCTTTTTACTTCTGCTCTCTCTGACATTATCCAACCCTATGTTTTGTTTCATGCCCATTAGAACAGGTCCACTTCATAATTAAATTTTCGGGATCCCACCACCCACCATCTACATCTAACTCACAACTTGAGCATGGCCTAATACCAGTAAGCTCTTCAAATGTAGAATTGATTTGCTTAGGCTCTTCCTTATTAAAGAATTCATTAATTTTTGGCATTGATTTCCTCAATTAGTTTTTCTACTACTTTTGGGTTCTCTCTTAGGTATGAGACTGCTTTTGCACGTCCTTGTAAACGTTGTCCATCAACTGTGTACCAGGCTCCACCTTTTTCTACCGCTCCAACCATTTCCGCCACGTCTAATGTTTCGCCAACTAAATCTACTCCAAGTGATTCTCCTTGGTAGTAGAAGTCGTATTGTCCAGATAGGTTAGGGGGGCCGAGCTTGTTGTAATCAATAATCCAATTGACAGGTCTGCCAACTCTTTGTTCAATAATTTTGTCACCAACTTTAATGCCTGCTTTGATAGCATTAGCTTCAGCTTCAGAAGACCAAAGCTTAATGACGGTGGAAGAAAAGAACTTGACTGCCATTCCTCCTGTCGGTATGTGGGAGGCATGCATAGATCCAAATTGATTTCTTTGCTGTGAGATGAGTACCAGTAGTGTGTTTTTGTTTGCATAGTTTAACATTTTGACTGCGTGGGTCATATCCTTTGCTTCAGCGCCGATTTGCTTAGTGTCTTGCAAATCTTTCATTTCATTTCCATCTTTTTCAAAATAAATGGCTGGCAGCAATGCTGATATTGAATCGACAACAATTATGTCTACTCCAGCATCCATTAGCTTTGTAGCAACATCAACCATATCGTTTACAGTTTTTGCTGGGGAATAGATAAGGGAAGAAGAATCTACTCCAAGCATCTCTGCCCAAGATTGATCGTAGGATGCCTCTGCATCAATCCAAGCACAAGTTTTTCCTTCTTTTTGTGCAAGAGCAATCATCTGTAAACAGAATGAAGACTTTCCTGCAGATTTATTTCCCCAGACAAGAACCTGTCTTCCGTATCCAAGCCCACCCTTTAATGCCATGTTTAATCCAATGCTAGGTGTCTTTTGCTTTTCTACTTTTACATCTTGTGCTGCTTTTACTCTTGCTCTTGTTTTCGGATCTAATCCTGCTAGGATTTCATCAATCGCTATAGTCATTTATTCTCTCTCTTTTATACAATTATATCATTAAAATAAATTGCCGTGAAGCTTTGGGCGAACCTTATTTTTTTCCATTTTGTTAAATAGAATTTCATCAAGGCTATGTTCTACAAAACCAGCATTTCTCATTGAAGCATATAGATCAAGAGTTCTAATTAAAATATCAACCATTTCTTCTACAATTTGCTCAGAGCCTTTATTTTTTCTTATTGCTTCTAAAACTTCTGTTACTTCTGAATGAATGAGGGCGATCTTGTTTCCAAATACATCAAAGTTTTTTGGACTACTCCAGAAACCTTTTTCAATTGCTGTTTCATGTAGAAGTGCAGCAAGCACATCTAGCCCATAATCCGTAACAAGCTCTTGACTATTACTCGAAGTCTGTAATGAGCTCGTTGTTGTTATTCCCTGATCCATCTTGTTCCTTTAGTGTAAATGTAAATGTCTGATCATCTGAATTGTAATCAACCTTTAGTTCTTGGTCTTCGGTGGCTGCACTTAAAAATGCATCCGTTGGCACTACAATTGTTCCTAATGTTTGCAAGGCTGCAATTAAAATCTTTGGTACACTTAATGCTCCAAAAACCTCTTCTGCAGTTGAAACTTGGATGTTTTCTTCTGTCATGCTATCTCCTTTATATTTAATGTTCCGTCATCTAGTTTAGCTAACGTAACCTTGCACTTCATTCCTTCACGCATTTTTGCTAATGTCATTTTATACATTGCTGGGAATGCGATGGCCCTAGTTAGGTTTTTATCTTTATCTGAAAGGACTATGTGGCTCATTTGTTTGCCAGCCTTAGTTGTATAAGGTGTAAAGTTTACCACAATATACTCGTCTTCTTCAAGGTCATATTTCTTTCTATATAGGTAGTCTACAAATAAATCATTTGACTCTGGGTTTATGTCTGAGACCTTGATGTATCTTGATATTCTGTTATCTCCAACCAAAATAAAATACATCTGCCCTGTTTCAATTTGTGTTTGCTCTGTATGAAAAAGACCAACAGATCCAGTCTCATCTACAAGCTCTACTCTTGCCCAGCCATTTCCACGTTTAATAGACTTAACCATACCAAACATAACAAACGAACCAAGATCGTCAAAATCTTCAATTGGTTTTGCTTGAGCCTTAATCCTTGGAGGAATGCCTTCAAGATTAAATGTTGGAATGCCTAGGTATTCGTAGTAGTTGTCTTTTTCATTTCCTTGCCTTTTGTTATCATTAAACGCAGCACCGCCGATGGAGTTAAGAGCAGCAATAGCACGGCTATTAATGCCAGAACCTTTTTTCGATGCCTTATCAATGAAGTCGCTGTAATCATTATAAGGTCTTCTTTCTATTATCTTATTTGCAATACTGTCTGAAATAAACTTTACTTCAGCCAAACCAAATCTTACAGAATTTTCCTGTAAAGAAAAATAAACATCTGATTCATTAATATGAGGAAGCAGTACTTTTAGCCCTAGTCTCTTTGCCTCAATTAAATATTCTGTTCTTGCATCTTTATCATTTTCGTTTTTAAGAACCGAGAACATAAATTCCAAAGGATAATAAGTTTTGAGCCAAGCAGTATAATAAGAAAGCATAGAGTAAGCAACAGCATGGGAACGATTAAAAGAATAACCTGCATGAGCTTCAAAGTCATGCCATAGGGCTTCTGCTTTTTTCTTAGTAATGTGTTCTGAAGCCCCAGTAACAAACTTATCCTTGAACTGGTCGAATTCTTTTGCATCTTTCTTCTTTCCAATAATCTTACGTACCTTGTCAGCTTCTGCCCATGTCATGCCACCTAGGTGTACACATGCCTGCATAACTTGTTCTTGATATATAATAACACCATATGTGTTCTCGGTAAAAGGTTTCATGATTGTGTGCATATAATCAACTGCCTCGTTGCCATTTTTACGATTAATGTACGCAGCGCCAACTGTATTCATTGCTCCTGGTCTAACGAGAGCATTTGAAGCAGCTAAATCTTCAAACTTGTCTACCCCCATCTTGATTAAAAGATTTGTGTATGGGGTTGCTTCTGCCTGGAAGACGCCTTTTGTGTATCCGTCATTAAGCATTTTATAAACATCTTTATCATCAAGTGGCATTTCGGAAAGATTAATTGTCTTCCCATGCCTTTCTTTGATTGATTGAAGTGTGTCGGAAATCACAGATAAAGTCTTAAGACCTAGCGCATCTAGCTTAATAAGACCTATATCTGCAACCGTATCCATATCGTATGCGACGACTGGAATTCTACCTGACACCTTATCCTGGGAGTCTTCACGAGATTCTACTGGGGCAAACTTACGCAAATCATCTTTGGCCACAACAACTCCAGCAGCATGCACTCCAACTGATCTAATTCTGCCACGTAGTCTGTCAGCAAGCCAAACAACTTCTGGGTACCTAAGTCTAAACTCTTTTGTATTTGGAGAATCGATAAAATCTTCAAATGTATCTACAGACTTTAATGCACGGTTAACTTCTTGAAGTGGAACCATAAAGACACGAGCAGCATCTCGAACCACTCCCTTGTCTTTAAAATAAGTGTATGTAGAAATGGAAGCAACATGCTTAAACTTTTTCTTTAAATAATCTTTAACTTCTTTTCTTCTTCTGTCTTCAAAGTCTGTATCAATGTCTGGGAAGTCATTTCGCTCCTCATTAATAAATCTAAAAAACAATAAATCATATTTAATTGGATCAACATCTGTAATGCCTAATGTATAACAAACTAAAGATCCAGCAGCAGAACCACGGCCTGGACCAACCATAATATTGTTCTCTTTAGCCCAATTAATCATATCTCCAACAACAAGGAAATATGATGCAAAATTTTTCTTAGCAATAATACCAAGCTCTTCGTCAAGCCTCTCCATATAAATAGGGTCTGAAGCCTTCTGAAGCCTCTCTAAGCCCTTTTCAGCCAACTCCCTTAGTCTTTCATCAGCATCAGTCTTTGGGACTGGCAGGAGGTCTAGACCCTGATAGAAGTCATAGTCGCCTATCTTGTCTGCAATCTCCATAGTGTTTTCATAGATGTCTGTTCGATTAATCCCAGCTTTATTAAAGTCAGCTTCAATCTCTGAACGTGATTGTATAAATAGATTCATATCCTGAAATGATATTCTGCGGTCTGGGTAAAGATAATTAAATCTATCTAACATATCTTTCATGTTTCTAGACATTTCAAAATCTGTATCTTTATCAACCTTTGGAGATGTTGATAGGATTAATAATGCTTCTTCTAATATTCTATCTTCTTCTTTAGCAAAGTGGGCATCTCCTGTTGCCACCGCTTTAATTTTAAGTTTATCTGCTAATTCTAGAAGGGCGGAGTTGATCTCCATAGGGTTATGTGATTGCACTTCCACGTAAAAATCTTGTCCGAAAGTTTGTTTAAAGCCTTTGAGAAGAAGTTCTGCTTCCTCCATGTTACCTTTAGCGATAGCCTTACTAATGAGTCCATTAAGACATCCGCTGAGAACGATAATACCTTCGCTATAATCATTTAAAACCTCTCTGTCAATACGTGGCTTATGATAAAAGCCTTCGTTCCAAGCAAGCTCTTGTAGAATATTTATATTCTCCAGCCCCTTTTTATTTTTCGCTAGCAGAATAATATGGTTGTAGGCCTGAATAGACTTGTCTGTTTTAGAAGATCTGTCAAACCTATCGGTTGGAGAAATGTACGCCTCAACACCAAGAATTGGCTTAATGCCAGTTTCTTTTGCGGCAATCTGCATATCTCTGTGTGAAGAGAGAGTGCCATGGTCTGTAATTGCAATCGCAGTTTGCCCAGCATCTAACGCTGCTTGGCATAATTCTTTAGGTGAATTTAGTCCATCCATTAATGAATAGTAGGAGTGAACATGTAGGTGTGTAAAGCTCATTAGTATCCGCCTGTGCATTCATTTCTAGTATGATATAACCTAATTTTAGTTAATATCTTTTTTGTTGGTGCATATAAATCTTCTTTACAGCATCCACATTTCATATGCCATTCTCTAGCAAAGAAATCGTATACTGCACCTACATAATTTTTATACTTATTTGAAACAAATGTCTCAAATGGATCTGGTATCTCGTAGGTAATCATGTTGTCATTCTACTAAATAATGAAGGGGCAGTCAATAGACTGCCCCAACATTTACTTTCTTTTACCAGATAACGCTTGAGTCGTCTGAGCTTGACTCTTCTGCGTGTGGTCCAGCCTCACCAGCAAAGAATGAATCTTGGTCTGTGTAAGGAAGGTCACGAACTGCAGTAGTTTCTAAGTCATACAATTCAAGTGATGATGAGTCAAAAGGCGTCTCATCTTTTGCTAGAGGAATAATTGTATAGCTTGTGTCTGTCTTTGTACCTGAGCGCTTGATACGCCACATAAGGTTTGTGATAGAACCCATTTCACCAGCATATTCAATTAGTGTTGGTGTAATAGTTTTTCCACTTGAACCTTGTGAAAGAATTGCAACATAAGGATCTTCCTTGCCGTCATCAATAAGAACATTGATGTATAGTCGTGAACGGCCTTTCCAGCCAGCCTTATAATCTTTGCGATGTTGTTCGCATCCGTAGCACTTGCCCTGATCTTCCATTGTGCAAAGTGCTTTGCGTCGATAATCTTTTGGATTTGTGTGCTCAACTGCAATAAATCCCAGTCCAGCTTTTTCATTATATGTAGGTGAATCTGGATCAAGCTCTTGAAGAAAACGAACCTTAACGCTTTCTGCATCTTCAAGCTTTGCCCAACGTGCTTTAACTCCGTCACCACTTGAATGCTGAGGTGCATCCATAACCTTATTTAGTCCCTTGAGACCTTTTACTATTCCCATATTTTTCTCCTTTGTATTTGATGGTATATATCCATCTGTTTATTGTTTTTCATGGGTCCAAGATTGATATTCAATATTGGAAACTGCGTTTTTAATACAGGCTTTAATTTCCTCTTCGGTCATGTCGCCAGCATCTTTTGCATCATGTGGATATATCTTACCATATTCATAAGAGGCCCACAAGAGGTCTTTATTCTTTAGTCTTGATGCTAGGCTGTTTGCAAGCTCACGACCAGCATGGTCTGCATCTGTCATAAGTGTCACCTTATTAAAATATCTATTTATCAGACCTATATTTTCTGTAGATATATGTCCTCCAAGAGTTGCAATTACATTGGGGAATCCAGCCTGATGGACACGGATTGCATCAAAGCTAGACTCTACAATAATAACATGGTCGCCTATTTTTTTAGCACGGTGTATGTTAAACATAGTTTTGCTTCTTGGTAAATTAGTACTATTCTTGAACTTCTTTTCTGATATAGACCTGCCAACAATTCCGACTGGCATTCCGTCTGGGCTATGGACTGGTACTGTAACCATGTCTTGCTTTGGAGAATACCCTAAAGAGAAATGTGAAATAGACTGAAGGTCAATGCCCCTGTTTTTAAAATATTCTTTTGCTTGCTCGCTTTTAATTAAATCGTTATACAGATTCTTTAATGTCTCTTCTGGAAACTCTACGAACTCTGGCTTGTCTTCTAACATTTCATTTAATACATCGTCAAAATTCTCAAGCGCTTCCGTCTCTTTTGAATAAACATATCTCATTGCTTCAAAGTCATTCTTATGTAAAACTCTTTTAACTAGTTCTATCAAAGATCCAGTTTCTCCACATGATGGATTAAAGCATAGCCATGCACCAGTTGTTTTGCTAATACTACAACTTGCGCTATGTCTGTTTGAATGAAATGGGCAATAGAAAGAAACCTCTACCTCTGTTTCACCAGCCACCTGTAAGCCAAGGCTTTTTACAATTGCCTTTATGTGTTGCTTAGAGTATTGCGTGGTATCAGCTTTCCTTGCGTAATTGCTTCGTGCCGCCATGCCGTCTTCTTTCCTACATAAGTCCCATAGAGTGTCATTAAGAACATCCATGTTGATCCATCAAATTCTACCGAAAAGTTGGTGTCTATGTCAAGTACCCTAAGATACCCCTTGTCTCTCATTTGGTGAGTAAGCATGCTTTCGTACTGATGCTTAATTCTAACCATGTCAGAGTCGTCTAGGAATTCAACCCTAACTTGAAATCTTTTTATCGGTTTGTGATTCATTATTTTGGAATGGATTCTCATAAATCTCTTTGACGATACCTCTGTTGATATCCCAATCTAAGTATAAACCAAATTCATGTCCATGTCGATTCTTACGTGAAACAATCTCAATCATGTTAGTTCCTGGGTATCTATGTACGGCCATAGCCATATCAGCATCATACTCAATTGCCTTTGACCATGCTACCTGAGACATCATTGGCGGATTATCTTGATCTGATACATCATCTGCAGTTGCTGCGGTAATATCAATAATAGGTATATTGTTAGACACGGCTAGCATCTTAAACTCACGAGAGACATTTCTGTTTCTTTCTACTTCAGAGTTACTTCGCTTGTTATCATTAAATAGCTGGTGATAATCAAGGATAACTAAGTCTGGCTTATGTTGGTCAATCTTACCCTGAATAGTTGCTGGTGTTACTTCTGTGTTGCCCTCGTTTGAAATAAGAATAAAGCTATTCTTATCTGCAAACTTCTTTGTAGACCATGAACGGAAGTCATCAATGTTAATATCTCCCTTAGAAAAGTCAGATGCTTTAAATAAACCAGAGCCAAGCATTGTATAAATACGATCACGCATATTCTCTGGTGACATTTCCAGTGAGACAATCATTGGCTTAAAGCCCTGTTCCCAAGCTTTGCATGCCAGATAAGATGTGAACCATGTCTTTCCACGGCCTGGCCAGCCGATAGCGACGATTAGGTGTCCTGGAGCCATACCTGTTGGGTATGCTAAATCTATGGCCTCAAAACCAGTCTTGATGCCTGGGGAGCCACCCATCTCGGCAGATCGTACTCTTAATAACTCCATATGCCTAATTGCTGCTTCTGAGTCTGTGATGTCTAAGTCTCTTACGTTATTTGTAAATCGGCTCAGCCCAGCTAATTGTGATTGCATATTTTCAAGCACCCTTGATGCTGCATCTTCTTTAAGAGATGAACCAGCACGAAGTATAATTGTCTTTAGTTTATTTGAAATAAATTCATTCTTTAGTGTATCTAAATAATATCCTGTTTGGCCTTTAACATCTAATGGCTCAAAGTCTTTAAACTTTTCCTGTAAGATACCCGCTTCTGGTACGGCTTTAAATTTATAATAGTAAGACTTTAGACCTTCCCAAATGTCTTTATGAGAAGTAAATAGGTCATCTACGTTATCAGCAAGTAGTGTGCTAATGTCTTTATTCTTACATACTGCTGAGATTAACTCTGCCTCTGTGTTCACTCTACTCCGCCTTGCTCTACCATCTTCTTCGTTTCTTCTAGTAACAAACGACGCTTCGCTTTATCTTTTTCAATCTCTGTTCTTACGGTGTCCATCTTATCAAAGTTATACAAAAAGAACTGGATTGTGTGTCCGTGCTTTGTTAGATGAAAATAGTATTCAAGTAATTCTTTTGCACGATCAAATCCTACACTATCAATGACATCTTGCATAGCCCATTTTTCACGGAACTTGTTAATTGAAGGTGCTTTCCCATACTTCTCTTTGTATAGATTCTGAAATAGGGATAGAAGAATATATGGCTCTTTACTATTTGCCACGCTTTAGCTCTTCCTCTACCTCTTGTGTTTTTTCAATTAACTTGCTTTCAACAAAAGCATACACTCTTTCTGTAGCAGCATCTACCGTTTCGCCTTGTCTTACATCGTCTTCAATGCCTACGCCAATTTTGATGCTCTCGTAATTACCAAGATTTCTAGTAAACGATAAATCTACTTTTACCTTTGTTGTCATTTGTGCTCCTTCATATGCCTAGACAAACTATCGTGTGCGAATATACCCCAACGAAGATCCCATTCCTTTTTACAGACTGGGCATGAAACTGTTCTGCTCATTATTCCGCCCTCCAAACTGGTACAAACTTTCCTTCTTCTGTTTTAGTATACAATATTAAGTTGTTTTTGAGAAGGGCCTGCAATTCAGCTTTGGAAGGAATTTCTTTTGAGTGTCCTGAGTCTAAGATATGCTGGTGTATATCTAGTATGTTCTTTTGATTAAACATATACTGAGACCAATTTTCGCTATCTGGTTGTCCTATTGGATATATCTTTTGAGGGGTAGCAACCTTTTCATTCAAAATATACTCTTGTATAGTTACCCTATGCTTATTAAGCATAGAAGCAACTTCTACAACAGTGTATGCGGTTTCCATATTCTTTTTAACCTGAGAATAAGAATACATAACTCTTTTCTTGTCTGGGTAGCACCAAGCAACCATTTCATCTTTTGATCTAGATGACTTTAGTACCTTATGTATCTTATCGTTTAAGAAGAAATACCGTAAGCTTTTTGGTTTGCCGTTTCTTTTGATTCCAGCCATTTTCCGAAAGCACTCGTTTCCTTATTGCACATCCAGCGTTTGCCGCACATGATACAGAATAATTCCATATGTAGTTTTTGAGAGAATACTCTATCTACAAAAACTCTTCCATTACATTTTCCGCACCACATTATAAGGTAAACAGCTTCCCGTCAACAACGCATGAGTAATCAGGCGCCACGTGGATCATCTGTATATGTGGATAATCGTTGACAATGTGAGCGATAGCAAATCCTTTTTGCCAGTCGTGGTGCTGCATGTACTTCATTCCTGGGCCCTTTTCATCACACATATGTCCTAGTTCGTAGCCTCGGAGTGTTTCACCTTCTCCGCCGTTTCTTAACTCATAAGTAACTAGGTGTGATGCAATTCTGTGTGAGTGACCTCTAATTAAAGATACCTGTAGGTCTTCCATGTCCTTGCGAACGGAACCAGTTGCTGCAATTGATAGTCCGTGGTGTACATGTATATCTCCGAATCGGCGCTTAGGTAGTTCGTTATAGTGAATATATTCATAGCCTAAAGAATCTAATCCCCAAAGGGCTTCTGGAGTGACCTCATTAATATAATCAGGAAGCTTTGCATCTACATAGTTAAAAATTCTAACATCGTGGTTTCCTAGTGCTGAAAATAGTTGCGCTTCTGGCAACATCTCTCTTGTCTTAGTATAAAAATCTCTTGCACCTTTTGCTTCATGGCGCATCATTGGAACAATAAGATCTCGACTGTCGGTCTTATGGAGGTTCAAGAACTCTGCTGAGCGTCCTTCTGTGTACTTGCTATAGCATGCTTGATCATCTGTATCACCAAGGTAGTCAACAACGTCAGGCTTAAACCACTTCATTACCTTAAACCAAAGGGCAATCATCTTGTCATCTTGATACGGGAATTGCTGGTCGGATGAAATCATCCATTTTAAATCGTTGCTCATTTTCTACCTTAATATGTAAAAAAGTCACGAGTACGTGACTTTAGGTTATACTTAATAATAGCATATTGATGCTTTATGTCAAGAGAGTTTTTCTCTTGGATAAAATGCAATAATGTTAAATGATTTCTTTACTGATGCGGTTCCTTTTGCAGGAACATACTTAACATACATTTGTGGTACTCCAGAATCAGTAAAAGATATTCTGTAGTCTCCGTCTTCTCCGCCACCTTCGGCAAGTGTTGCAACTATAGAAAGCTTATCAGAAGTTTGCTCTGATGCTATTAGTGGAGAATTAGCCCAATCTATTTGAAATGGTCCAGAGATACCAGTTCCTTTTAGTGTCAAAGGCTTTGTTCTATATCCCCATACAACTGGTATATACTGTTTTATGCTTCCATCTGGCAGCTTCAATGTATTTTCTAAAGAGGAGGTTTTTTCCTGAAGCTCTTGAACAGCAACAAGCATTTTATTAATTTTTGTAACATCAAAGGGTTCTCCTTCAACTAAAAAATTACCTGCTAGTGATGTTGCCATTATTTTTCTCCAATTCCTGCAATTTCTTTTTCATATTCTTCAACTGCTTCTGACTTATCTTGCAATCCTGCACTTTGAATTGTAAGCTCAGCACGAAGAATTGCAATTTGTGTCTCATAGTTTGAGACTAACTCTCCAATTTTTTGTTGGAGCGCTGTTATAATCAATTCATTTCTATCTGACATATTAATCTTTCTTTAGTTAGTTAGTGATGCTCTTGTGAGTACCAATGCATCTTTTTTAGCTGTCGCTGTTGAAATTCTATTTGTAATTGATGTAATTACTGTTTGATCAATATCAACAATTGCATTGGCTTCAACTAGGTCAAGCTCTGCCCCATATATTGAATATTGCATTTGCTTGATGTGTTGATCAATTATGCTAAGCTTTTCATCTACTGTTAGTTCTACGGTCATTGTATTCCTCCTTTCATTATTATAGCATTTACATGTTATTCGTCAAGCCATTAATTAATATCCTCTAATACCTGGAAAATACGGTGGGAAGAATGGTGGTGTTGAACCAGCAGTTGCCAGTACTCCAGCTGAGTAGGATCCGTTACCCGTAGCATTTACTGCTCTAACAAAATAGTAGAACAAAGATGATGTAGGAGTAACATAAGAAGTTCCTGTTATTGGACCAAAGTCACGACTTGTTCCGCTATATGTGGATGCGCTTTGATACCATATGTCATAGCTTGTTGCACCTGATACTGCATTCCAACTTATTGTAGTGTTTGTTCCATCGTTTGTAGCCGTTACTCCAGTAGGTACTCCTGGCAAGGCTGCGGCTGGGAAGTAAGGTGGGAAGAACGGTGGGAAGTGTGGTGGGAAGAACAGTGGGAAGAACGGTGGGAAGTGTGGTGGGAAGAACGGTGGGAAGTGTGGTGCTATAAACGAAGTCTGGTTTGTAGCAGTTGTCAATGTAGTTGTTCCAACATCAACCGTATCTTTTGTTGTGTCTCTCTTCATTACAGATGTAGCTGTAGCGGTATATGCTACTACAGCTGGTACGGTCCCATTAAAATAAACACGATATTTACTACTTTGAATTGGTGTGGCAGGATAGCTTGTTATTGCAACTCCGTCAATCATATAAGCGGCGGCTGTGGATTGAAATGTAAATCTATCTATAATCATTATGTCAGCATATTGTTGACCAGCATAAAATGTTGCTTCATATGTCATTATATTTGCAGCATTTCCATATTGATATCCGCTCCATCTAACAATATATTTTGATGTATCTGACCAATAGTATAGGGATGTTTGAACCATATCTAATGGTAGAACTGCTAGAACTTTACCAGCTGTAGAGGTAACAGCATCTGCTGAATTTTCTGTAATTACAGTGCTGGAACCTAAAGAAATATATCCATTTGTAGAAACGCTTATCTTATTGCCAAAAGCAAAGGTGTATGATGGTGGAGAATATGTCCATCTTGCATACATGGTTCTGCTTACTGAAGGAGGGCTCCATGAAGCTCCTCCCAAAACTGAATAAAAATAAGTTCCTGATGTGGTTTCTGTAAATCTGTCAAGGACATAATTTGCTCTTGTTGGATTTGGTGCTGTTACTGATCCGCCTGCACTAAATGTAGATGTTGATATAGTTCCTGTTCCATCATTTTTATCCCAAGTAATTGTATAAATTGTTGGTGTGACTGGACCAACCTCTCCACCAGCAACTTGTGCGGAGGGTGTGCCATTAGTTGCAGTAACAAACACTCTAAGGTATCTCCGTACTGGACTTATACCTGTATTCGTATAATCTTCCTGAGTTATTGTATAGGTTCCAGTTGTTGTTGGTGCTGTAATTGTTTGTGTAGATACCAATGTTTCGCTGGTTGCTACACTTGCAGTTCCTCTATATATTTTAACTGTATAGCTTGTTGGTGAGTTTGTCCAAGATCCAACATCAAAATTTAAAACTTCTCCTGGCGATAGATTTGTTCCAGTAAGAGTAGGAGCAGAAGTATTTACTGGAGGGCTAGTTACTGTTATTGTTATTTGTGTGGATGTAGATCTAGACTTATCTCCTTGTGGTGTCCAAAAAAGTGTTGCAGCATAAGTGCCTGCGGTAGCATAAGATTTGGTTACAGAAAATCCAGGATTGGACGTGCCAGGAAAGTTTACCCAACCACCATTTTCAACAGTTCCAGTAGTTGTCCCATCTCCAAAATCTATCTTATATTGTCTTGGATATGATGTGTATCCTGTTGGAAATGAAGTGGTAGTTCCACTAAAAGTTATCGACTCAGCAACTGCTGGGGATGTTTTTGATGCGGATAACGCAATAACTGATTCTGTATTTAAATCAAATTCTCCTCCAGTATCTGCCAACACATAAGGCCCACCATTATTATTTATTACACCGCTAAAATATGTTCTTTGTTGTCCAGGTGTTTGTGCTGTTATTCTAATACCTAGTCTATATCTTACTATACCTCCGCCATATGTATGGGATGCCGCAGGGAAATTTGATGTATTAATAAATCTTCTTCCATCATTTAAATATGCTGTGGTGCCGCTAAGTGTGCCCGTAACATTATATTGTGTTGGCCAAGAGTTTCCATTTGTAAAAGATGAACCAGTTAAAAAATTATAATATACTCCAAGTTGCACATCATATAGCCTATAATCAACTCTATATGTTGTTGAGGCTGTTACATTGTCGGCATCAAATTTTAAATACCAATACCCATCTGTAATAAGTCTATTTAAATAATCGGTTGGATCTCTTCCATTATCATCTTCAAACCTTACGTTACGAATAAATGGCAAGACTCCGCTAAATTTTACTGCTGTTACTTCGGTACTAAAATGTGTTGTAAAAGAATTTTTTAAAACAACTTCTGCAATTATATATGTTCCGACTGCGGGAACAGTTGTTGCCAAAATTGAAATTGCATTTAGGTCTGGTGATGTGCTTGATCCATCTGTCCAGCCAGTTCCAAATTTTTGAAAGTTGTTTATATTAGTAGATGTAAAATAATCTGTTTGAAGTATTGTGCCATTTCTGTAGTTTACTTTATCAGTATGCCTCCACCATCTTACATATGAATTTGCTAGGTCTGGTGAGTTGTACCATTTAGAGGAGGCATAAAATTCCATTTGATATATGCCATCACCAGATTCTGTAAATATAGTTGATGTAATAGATGGGGTTTTTTTAATAATTTTAATTGGAGGCACTGGACCATTTAAAACTGTGGATAAACTTGGGTCTTGATTATTAGTAGCTTTTAATTGATAGAATAAATAATTGCCATCTATTCTATTTCTTGTTGTGTCTGTATTATTAGACAGATTAAATACATCTAATGGGGCTGTTGTTTCTACATCCCCCGAAACTATATCTGATAAATTAACTGACGTTGAAGCAACAAATTTTCTATCTGAGGCTGTGGCTGGTCCATTAAGAAAAAGGCCATCGTGGCCATACAAAATTGTATCTATGTACATATAGCCAGTGGCTTCTGTTCCATTATAAGAATTTAATCTAATGTTTATTGGGTCGTCTGGGTTTGTTGAAGGTGCAATTTTTGGCCACACTTTTTGCCAACCAGATTCTACTTTTGCCCAGACAGAATTTATTACAGACCAACCACCAGTACTAGTTTTAGCAAATACTTTTTTAGTGGTTGACCATGTAGTGGAACCAGTCTTAGCAAATAAACCCATTCAAATTACCGTTCTACCCATCAATATGTTACCATGATGTCACCAATATGACCAACACTGCTAGGTGGGGTATATGTGCTAGCAGCACTTTTAACATAAATATTTCTTATATAAGCACCAGTTGAACCATTTGGATAGTAAAGAGGTGCTCCTTTTCTCATTCTCATTCTTCCGTCAATTGTTACAAATGAAGGATGGCTTGCAGAAGTTGCGCCTTCGACATTAGATGTATTTCCTATGTACAAACCAGTTGTTCCTGAAGTTATTATAGAGTGTCCACTTGCTGAAAATGATGCTGCTACCGCTGAGCCTCCATACAGCTCAAGTGTATTTGCAGCTTTTACAATCAAAGACCCAGTTGAATTTATCAACCCGTCTGTAAATGACATTGTTATTGTTTGATTACCTGAGTTTATTGTTGAGCTAGTTCCAGCATTTCCATTATCGCTATCTTCAGCTGCATTTGTGATATCTGAAACTGTAAGGACGCCGCTAAAGCCTATCTCTTTTGTAATATTAAAACTACTTCCAGTAATTGTTGCACCAGTTATGTTTCCGCCATTTATTGTTCCAGCAGTTGCACCAGAGCCATATGCCTGTATGGTGTTTGCAGAAATTCGCCAACCACTTGTAACATCTCCATTTGCATCTACTGTTCCAAATCCTCCGCTTGTTGCAGTAACTTTTCCTCTTATTGTTGCGCTGTTTGCAATTAATGCTCCTGCGTGTGTAACGCTAAATGGTGCCGCTGCAATTTGTGCATCAGTGCTTGAGCCAGATGTTGCTAATGCGCCAGCCCATATTCCATATGATCCACTTCCAGATACTCCGCTTGTAGAAGTTGCTGCTGATGGCGAGGTTACAATTCTTGCATTGGTTGCCGAAGACTCTAGTGTTACGCTTCCAGAACCAGCAACGCTAGATATTGTATTTGCTCCAACCAACCAATAGTTTGAAGAAGATCCAAGTCTACCTCTTTCGGTAGCAAACGTTACTCCACCTGCAGCTGCGTTTGCAAATATAGATGTTGTTGCTGCGGCACCAGCACCATCTGGATAAGCATAAATTCCTGCTGAATTTAATACTGTTCTTTGGCCAGAGCTTACTGCACCACCTGAATATATGGTTCCAGTTACTCCAAGGTTTCCAGTAACTGAAGACGTTCCAGTAATGGTTACTGGGGATACTATGCTTAGTGAGCCACCAGTAGATGTTATACCAGTGCCAGCTCCACCTGCTCTAAAGTTTCCATTTGAATACCAATAGTTATTGTCATCGATATAAATTCCGTTAAAGCTGTCCTTTACCCCTTTACCAAATTTCATATTAGTTGCATCAATTGCTAAAGCGCCTTTTAATGTTCCACTGTCTGCGTTAATTATTCCATTTACTGTTAGGTTCCCTGCCGAAGAAAATATTAGCTTATCCTTTAAAGAAAATTGTCCAGTAGAATCTAAATAAAATCCTGTATCGACATTTCCATGTAATGCACCTGTTCCGCTAAATATTACTCCGCCAGTTCCAATTTTAAATGTTTTGCCAACAAATAAATTATCTGCATCCATTTGAGTTGCTGTTATAGATCCAGCCAAAATTACATTTGCACGTACTGCGCCAGCTGCAATATCTCCATTATCAACTTTTGATGGCTTTTCAAATGCTTGAGTCCCAGCTGCTGCTGAACCGTCAACATCTTTAGCAATTATTTTAACGTAGTATATTGTATCGTATACAAGAGGTGTTCCAGAAATTGTTTTTATAATAGCAAATGTGCCAGCTACTTCAAGTACTTTAGTTGCTATGGATGGTGTAAAGTTATTTGTTGTTGAAGCATGCACTTCATATGTAACAATATCTGCATTAACAATAGGAGTCCATCTAACCTCTAAGGCTCCATACAATGGCGTTACAACTGGTGTGGGTGAAGATGTCGGGGCAATACCATCACTTAGTCCGCCAGATGTATTTGTTGTAAAGGCTGCGCTGGAGGCTGATGCTGAGAATGTTCCAGATACGTCTTCCGTAAATACAGTAACTTGATATATTGAAGAAGGACTTAATCCAGAAAAAGATATGTTTGTGCTAAATGAATACTGGGTTTGAATCAGTGTATTTGTTGTGGCTGGGTCTTTTCTTAGCTCTACTTTATATTTTGAAATTGAAAGTGCGGTTGTTGCTGGTGCTGTCCAGGACGCTACTACTCCTACTCCACTGCTTAAGTTTGATAGCGTAACATTTGATGGTGCGCCTGGTGCGGAGGATGCTGTGACTGCGCTGATGTCTGCGCTGTATGCACTGTAGTTAGAAAAAGAATCTCCTCCGCTAACGCCAATATTATATGTAGTGTTTGGCTGTAGACCTTTTATTGTCCATGAATTTGATCCAACTGAAACTGGTGTTAGGTCGTATCCATAAAGAGATTCGGTTGACTTCTTATATCTAACGTATACATTTTTAGTGTCAGCATCAACTACTGTTATTGTTATAGGTACAGTGGTAGCGGTTGGGGTTCCAGCGCTTACTGAAGGTACCGCTGGCGGTGTGCCGTCTGACGGGTCAGAATTCTTTGGCGATACTGTTGCTACATTAGAATATAATGGTGTGCCATCTGGATTCTTTGGATAGCCGCCTATATTGTCATAAACTAACGCTCTTACCCATCTTTGTGCTGTGCTACTTCCAGTAGATACTGTAACTGGATTAGATGGGCCAAAAGAAACTCTGTTAAATCCAGATGAGGAACCAGTTAAAGATTCTTCTATGCTTATATTATTAAATGCTTTTTTTGATGCTTCGTCAAGTTGATCTGTGTACGAAACCTTGTATCCGCCAACCAGTTGTGATACTGTTATTACTGGTGCGGTAAGAATTGATTCGTATGCAAGAAATGCAAATGGTACCTTTAAGCTTTCTCCGTTATATGTATCGGTTGACCAAACAGAACCAGAAAATCCTGGGTTTAGCTGTGGTCCAAAATAAGTATTGCTTAGATCTTCTCCAAGCTCATATCTTTGTGTATCGCCAGGGACTACTGGGAATTCAAAAGTAAAGCTTATATTTGTTGATGAGGTTAAAGTAATTTTATTACTCTTAATATACTCATTTCCAACTGCTGCTGGGTTTTGAGTAAATGTAACTACAAACTTTGTGCCTGACCAAAATCTTTGTACGTTAGTAGGCGTATTTGGTCCAGTCTGGATTAAAGCTTTTGTTTGAATGTCGCTATCTAATGAAGGCACTCCTGTTTTAGTATATGCGACTAGCTTGACATTATATGTTAGCTTTGGGGTTCCTGGAATAAGTAGGAAACTTGATTTAATAAATACTCCAGCAGATTTCCATTCTGTATCTGTTGATAGTTTATACAATACATCTACATATCCAAATTCTTTTCCGTATTCGTCTCCATCTACATCTACTCCCTGCCAATTTACCTTTAGCTTTCCTTGAAAAACAGTTAGGTCTGTAGGGAGGAACTTAGGTCTCTTTAAAGTATCTTCTCCTGGGGTTGTAAATGTTTTATATGCTGAATAATCTGATATCGTTCCGTCTTCGTACACCCATGCAAATTGTAGTGGAAACTCCGTGTCTGGTGATAGATTTGGTATGCTGACAGTCCAGTATTCAGAGTCATATACAGACTCCTCAACTTTTTGATTTATGTCAGCCTTTTTGTCCAGGTCTAACGGAAGCTTTTCTACCACGACAACTGCAACCTATATTCTATATCTACGGATCGTCCAGCAATTTTATTTAAGGCTGATGCCAAAACAGATCTGCTAATTATTCCATAATTTACATCATAAGTATCTTCATCATTAATTCTAAGTCCATCAAAGTAAACAGTAGTATTCTGTCCAGACTCTGGGAATGTTTCTATTCCAATTTGATTAATACGTGATATCTCTGGGAGACCTACTTTATTTGTAAACAAGTTAGTAAGTAATGAGAATGGTATATCATATCCAGCAGTTGAGTTTGGAGTTAAATCAATATAGTAATATTCTGTATCTGAGCTGTAGAATTTAACTCTAATTTTATTTAAATAGTTGTCTGCTTGGTATATTGATAAAGCTATTGTATCATTTACACTGTACCCCGACATGTCTTTTACATTCATAGAGTATTTGTATTCTTTTGATGTGTTCCCAGTTGTTGACCAGTATACAGTTGTTGGCCCAATTCTAGAATACAATGGGGAAATATTTGCCGATACTCCAGCATTTGTCCATTCGGTTTGGTCATCAAATGAATTTAAAACTTGATCTGAATAGAATGTCTCGCTAGATTCTCCTAGAGGGTACAGGCCAACCTCTTTAATTAATCCAGTAACACTTGATGGAATCTTTGCACTATATATAACAGTATATGTGTATGCAGATAAAGATTCATTCCATTGAATGTCTATGCTTCCAAACGATACTGGGGCTTTATAGAATTCAAACTGCAGCTTGGTATCAAGCTCAGTTGCAGCATTTGATCCTATTCCAAGGGCAATGTCTTTATTCCTAAAGCTTGTGTTCCCAGCAATAAAATTTGTAAGAAATCTTTTGCCAAATCGAGTTATGACATTTTCTGAACGGCAGATTTCTTTGCCATCCTCATAAAAAATATAAGTTCCTTTTATCATTTCATCTCCTATAGTTGAGGCACTTTGGCATCAAATCCTTTTATCTTCCCGCCGCTTGAATTTCTAAATTTAATTTTTAATGTGTATATGACCGCTTGGTTTGGAGTTAATTTTTTCTCGTATGTAAATCCTATAATATCGTCCAGGTCTGGTCTTGTCTTGTCTGGATCTCCTGGATCTCCTGGACCATCTGGGACGCCTACAAGTTTTGTATACTCTGGGGTTACTATACTTTCAGATTTAATAAACCTTGGGTCTAAAAGCAATGCGTCTGGTGAGCCCTGCTGTACTACTATCTTAGGGGCTATTCCGACTTCTTGTTCTTTTATCTTTGCCATATTTTTATTATATCATTTCCATGTCTACAGAGACCTACAACTAATGCTAGTTGTCAATCCGTTTTCTGAGTACCCGTGGGTTACTGAATTGACAATAAATTTAGACGTATTGGTATTAGAGTACCCCTGATATGGATAGAATATTGAAATTACATCTCCAGGAGATACTACTGGGTTTCCAAAAATTTCCATGTCTACCACTGAGCCCTTGTTTATAGCACTTTCTTTAATCCAGTTTCCCAGAGCATCAGCATCTTCATTTGACTGAATCCACTTTGATTCAAATATGAATGGCTCCTTTTTTACATAATCTTTAGTTGTGGTTTCTATTACATTTTCAAGCTGCCCTGAGCTATCAATAGTATTGCCTATTATATAAAAGCTTGCGCTTGTGTTGTCTTGGAGTGGAATTGGAGTAGAGGCGTTGTTTAAAACAAAAGCTTCTCCTTCATAGTTAGTTAATCTTTGAGCAACAATTGAAGCGTATTCATTATTTCCAGTAGAGAATCTAACTGGCATTGATGGCCTAGAATCAAATTTTAGCTCAACGTGATGTAGCTCTCTTACGGTTGTTCCAAATTCGTCTATTGACGCTGATGGTATAGATTTATTTTCTAGACCCTGAAAGTTCAAATCTCCAAAAGCCATGCTGATTAGGTCTTTTGAAAACTGGCCCGTGTATCTGTTTGTTCCATATGAGTCAGACTTCCACTCTGACTCTGTTATACTCATTCCGTAAACATAATCAAAATAGCACGTTCCCTTTTTAGCAAAAATTCCAACATTATTAGTTATAGGTATTAAATTATTAGCAAACGTTTTATTGTTTGCTATTGGCCCGTATGTATCTACTGCTGTTATATTGTATCCATTAATCCATATTTTAATTTCAACCTTATTTGAAAATGCTTTAATTTTTACATCTATATTAAATGCTCTTCCACCATAAACTGCATTTAATGTACTTACATTATTCACATATTCATTTGTTAATTTTGTTTTTCTTCCATAGGTAACTCCGTCTTCTGTTACTTGGTATGATTTAAATATATTTATGTTTTTTGAATTTCCATATATAGCATTTGGTGTTGTGTCTAGTTCAATAAAGTAACCAGTTTTCCCACCTGTCCCTAGTGCAAAAGCAAGGCCTCCACACTGAAGTGGATTTTCCTGTGCATCGTCCATAAAGAATGTTGTTCCGAACGCATAATAAGACGCTCCAGTATATGCATTTGAAGATACCAATGCTGGGGTTATTGAGCTAAATGCTTTTTGCGAGACCGTGTAGGTTGTTGAGTCTTGGGTCTGGGTTATCTTTTTAAATGTTTTTTCTGCTCCTACATTTTTTACTAGTGCCATTATTTTATAACCACCGATCCAGAGTCTACCCAGCCAGTTGAGGTTCTTACATAATGAGTAACTGCTGTGGTGCCAAGTGCTCCTCGGCCAGCCAGTGTTCCGTCTGCGTTTGTTTTAATTCTGTATACGTCCACTGGCTTAAAAAATTCAGATGTTCCGTAGAATGATGGAACCATTGCTCTATATTTATCAACATCTACTTGTGAGGTAGCCCAGAAAAATTTAGGACCAGAGCTATCAATTCTATATTCATACCCTATTGCATCATATTCAATAATTTCAGATTCAATCATTAGATATCCAGAAAATTGATAAAGTGCTGGAACTGAATTCCCGTAGGCGCTTGATACATTTGCTACAACGTTAACTACGTAATATTCTTTTCCGTCTCTCATTGGTGTTTTGGATTGTGGGTAAGGCAGGTCTACAAGCAAGCCTCCTCCACCTAAAAATGTTACTGGTGACTGCCATATTGGAGCTGCGCTGTTTGCCTGGTTTGTTATCTGTGGGACTTGCCATCTAACAATAACTTGGTTGGTTGACGGGATCTCTCTTTTTTGAAATGTTAATATATTTGGTATTCGTGTTACTCCGCTAACAACTGTGTCTTCTGCATAAAAAGAAAAGCTAGAAGATCTAGTAGCATCGTATATATAATTTCTTGTATAGAATTGTAAAATGTTATTGTCATCAAAGAATGCATTCATTTGAGTATCCATGCATATTTGCTGTATTGTATCCCAAACTGTCATCGAGTCATCTGTTGAAAAGTATTTTATGCTTCCAATAGAATTGTCAACTGACGTTTCAGTTGTGGTTGTATTAAAGTTATAGTTTGTCATTCCAACGTTATCGAGTATTGCTTTTATTACGCTTGTTGTTGGGTAAGACTCTAGATATAAATTTGGCATAAGCGTCTCTTGCAAATATTTTGCTCCATCCAAAGCTTGTATAGAAACTTCACCAAATTGACTTCTGCTATATTCATTTATAAAATATGTTCCTTGAGGTACTGTTTTTATTACTCCATCAACATCTAAAGCAATTGAAATATCTATCTGTGCATTTTTAATTAAATAGTTTTTTTCTGGTATGAGGTGGCCTGGCGAAGCAATAGAATCATCGTATGCCAAATACTCTATTGAAGAGTTATTGTATTTAGCAAGATCAATAGATAGGCTATTTGCTGTTACAGATCCAACTGGTAAAACTCCATCTGCGCCAGAGTTAGAAGACTCTTTTGTTATAGAAAAATTAGTTACATCATCAGATATATCACGGACAAGCCTTGGAGATATTTCTATTATTGCAGTAACTCTATCTTGCATTCTGTTTGTGGCAGCTACGGCTACCTCTATAACTTTTTTGCTATTTGCTGGAACTAAGGAAGAAGCATTTGTTGTCCAAGATGATCCATAATAAATTATAGATTCTCCATTTGAATTTGGGGCTGCCGAGATTGGGCCAGATGAAGTTAAATCAGAATACTTTAATGTTATTGTACATGCAGATGGAATCTCATGATACTTCTCAAACTTAACAACAACCTTATTTGTTAATACAAATTTTGGATAAGTTATTGTCATTGAGGCATTAGTGTTAATAGCAGATATCCAATACTTATATGTATTGTCTCCGCCTGCAAAATATAGCCTTGGCAATGAATTAGATTTACCTGCATCTTTTGCTCTTTGGTGAAGACCTGGTTCACCAGTTCCAATTGGAAGTTTAGTTGTTGGGTTTATCTGTCCAGATGCTGTGTAAATATAATACTTAGCTCCAGAATATACTGGTCTAAATGGTTGTATAACTGACTCGGCTGGGAACAGTTTCTTATATGGCTTTGTTCCGTTTGAAGTATATTCTCCGCTTGATGTTACTGTTATATCTTTAATCATTGAGTTCATGTTATATTCAATGTAGCATTTTACGCTTGGCTTTAGTGCTCTAGCAGAGTATAGATGGTTTAATAGTGTTGTATCTGAAGTGGCCATTAGACTTCATCCAGTGTTATAGATACGCTCCAGAATGGTTCCAGGCCTCTTTTTAAAACGCTAAAGGACGCACTCTGAAACATTACTTTTACAACTTCTCCAGTGCTTTCTTGATTGGTTCCATCCGTTGCCAGATTAATCTTTATATTAAATGCGCCTCTGCCTTCAGGGCTGTAATAAAAATTCTGTATATCTTCTGCTCCCCATTTTCCATCTACTGTTAAATCTGTTGAGTGTGGAAGCATGTCCCAAGAAAGGCTGAATGCTCTTTTATCTGCAATCCAAAATTTTCTTAATGATCCATTAACCATTCTTGTTTGGGTTTCTATTCTTTGTGGGCTAATATCAAAAGCAGATCTGTTATGTTCGGTGACTTTATGGTAGGCGCCATTTGATTCTATCTGGAGAATTGAGCCTCTAGGCATTAGCATATATAATCACTTCCTATTCGTTACTACTCGACCCATTGTTGCGTTAACGTTTCGCATTCTTTGGTCAAATTTATTCATTACATCGTCAACAGTTACATTTGTTCCATTAAGCTCTATGTTAACATTATATACTGTTTGTGAAGAATTTGCTACTCCGCCAGTTGCCATATTGGCTTTAATTTTAGATCCAGATGGAATATCATATCTTACTGCTAATCCGCCTTGAGCCATTCTATTTATTGTATCAAGATTCTGGTATCCGTATGCGGATGCAGACTTAGCATTAATTACATACTCACCATTTGAAAGCATAGCTGGAATAGAATCTGATGTCGCACTTCCAGCACCAAACACTGGTCCGCCTTTTGCCTGCCTAATTATCCTGCTTCCTTGAGTTGGATCGTAAACTCTATAGGTTTTTCCAAGATACTTGAAATATTGATCTTTTTGTAAACCTAGCTCTGTTGCAATTTGCACCTTGGCTGGATCGGTAAGGATTCCTCCATCTCTAGTTTTATATTTATCGTAATTTGTGGGCACTGGAATAGCATTTTCTTTTGACCAGCCTCCGTCTTTGCCCTGGCCTCTCACTGCAAGCATAACATCATAAAGTGTAGCTCCGCCCTTGATTGATTCTGCTGCCTTTAAAGATATATCATTTGCCGCAGCTCCAACTTTTGCATCAGCAATTCCTGGAACATATGAGGTAACTGGGCGACCATTGTAAGTAGTAGAAATTTTACCAGCAAGGGATTCTCCCTTAGAGCCAATCATTGTTCCTTGAAATATATCTTTTACCATAGAAGCTAGGGCTGAGTCTTTGCCTGTTGCATCTTTAGAAAGATTTTGTCCTAGTGCGCCAAGGTTTCCTCTAAATGCTTTAATAGCTTCTTCTTTGTCTTTGCCTTCTGCCATTAAATTAATATTTGCTTTTTCTTTAAGTAAATTTTCATACTCTAGCTGGTAAGTTTTAATCTTATCGAGTCTAATTTGAGTCTTTGCTGCTGCTTCTTGAAGCGCTGCAAGTCTCTTTGCTGAAGCTTCTTGCTTTGCAGCAAGACCTTCTTTCTTTTTATTTAAAGCATCGATTTCCTTTGCTTCTTTTTCTCTTATTGCATTTATTGCTAATTCTTTTTGTCTTTGGTCAGCAAGCTGCCTAATCTTAATTTGTGTAAGTGCAGCACCAGCCATGTCGCCTTTAGCCAAAGCGTCTTGATTTTCAATTTGTAGCTGCTGCATATTTGCATTAAAGTCATTAGCCTTTTGTTCATCTTCAATTGCTTTAATCTTTGCATCGGCTTCTTCTTGAATCTTTTTTATCTTTTTATCTATAGCCTTGATTTCATCTTCTATGTTACCCATTGCCTGGTTGTGAGCTTTTTGTTGTGCCGCCAGCCCCTTACCTATTTGCAACTGCAACTTATTAATTATTGTTTGAGATTTACCTAATACACCAGCCCCAGTTTTTTCTTGCGCTTCTATTGCAGAGTTTAGACCCTCTTCAAATTGTGCTATAGCAATTGCTTCTTCTGCTGTTATGTGTTTTAGATCAGCTCTGACTCCTGACAAAACAATTCGCCATTTAGCAAATGCGCTTGCAGTAGTATCTGTTGTATTTAAAATTTCTTGTAGAGCAGGGTGTGTCTCTTTGAGACTTTCTATCTGCTCTTTAGTGAGAGTATTAGTTGACCCTGTCTTAGAATTTATGTCATCTATTGTCATCTTGTAGGCCGTCGCTTCATCTATAACATTACCCATTGCATCTTTTGTTCCGACTAATGCTTTCATGTTTGCATCTATTGCTGCCGTGGTGTTTGACAAAGCGTTTCCTAATGCTTCTCCCTTAAATGAAGACTCTGCTTTATAGCCACCGCCAGAAGCTTGAACAAGCTTTGTCTCTGCCATTTTCTTGTTAAGCTTTTCTACCATAGATGTAGCAGCAGTGGTTTTATCAATAATTTCGGTAAAGCCTTTTGAAGATATTGCATTAAAAGCCATGTCTGCATTTTTTGATGCTTTAATTATTGCAAATATTTTATTTGTTGCTTGTTGCGCTGACATTCCTGCGGCAACAAATTGTGCCTTTAGGTTGGTAGCCATTTCATTAACAATCTTTTGTTTTTCTTGAGTTGATGCACTGCCACTTCCAGCATTGCTAAATCCTTCAACAAGTTCTTTTTGACTTGCTTTAGCTTCTTTAATTGCTTTCTTAAGTTCAGCAATAGTTAATGATAGGCCTTGAACTCCAGCGCTATTTAAATTCTCAAATGCAGCTTTTCCTTTTGCGCGAGTTAGCTCAAGCTGTGCGTTAACATCTGCAATTGAATTAGACATATTGTTATATCTAATTCCTGCTTCTTGTGCGCCCTTTTTAGTTATACCGTTAGAAAGAATTTCTTCTTTTCTATTTTGTGCCTGCTCTTCTCTATATCGTTTCCACAACATAAAGAGTCCGCCAAGTGCAAGTGATACAAGACCAAGTGGTCCCATCAATGCTGCAATTCCTGCCCTTAAGGCAATAAGTATTTTTGGACCAAATGACCCAAGAGCTTTTAGAGCGCCACCCATACCAGCAATATAGGTTCTTGCTTTAGTTAACATTGGAAGCAGTGGTGCCATTTGCATTGCCATTCCAGCAAAGGTCATACCAGATCCTACGGTACCTCCGATTTGTTGACCACCCATCATCATGGCCATTCCAGCCATTGATGAGGCCATGCCAGAACTTGGATCTGGAGCAATAATATTTCCCTCTGCATCTAGCTTTGGTGTTCTTATTGTTCCAGTGCCTCTAACTTTTGAACGGAATGCAGAATACTTTCCATAGCCATTTTTATTAGACCTAACCATACCGCCAAGAGCATAGTTTGAAACTATTCCACCATTATTTTTTGGAACAAATAGTTCTGGTCCTTTTTCTCCAACAAGATATGGCTGTCCAGAATTTACTGGTCCGCCCATTGCTCTTGCTTGAACCATTCCGCCCATATTAAATCCATTGGCATCGTTCTTAAATGCATTATCTGACAAGCTAGCAGCATGTCCTCTTTGTCTCATTCTTAATTCTGATTCTGTTTTTAATTTGAGAAGTGCAGCTGGGGATAATGCTTTTGTAGCAGATGTCTTTACTGCAGAATGGATGCCATGGAATTCTTCCCAGTTAACATTTCTTCCAGCCTTTAGTCTATCTATCATTGCTCTATAGTATTGTCTTTCATCTATACTCAAATCAAACTGAGCTATTGTTTTTTCTAATTTAGGAAGAACACTATCTATCTCAGCAATCATTGCTTCATGATAGTCTTTTGCTTTCATCCCCTTTGGAATATTTAATGTAGATTCAGCAAAGAATTTTTTAGCCCCACCCTTAACGCCTAATAGGTTAATACGAGCTTGATCAGACATTGATGGCATATCACTTGCGTATGACCTCTTGCCAGATGCCATTTTAAATACACCAGCAGTCCCTACATCGGCTAAAGTTGAGCCATATAGGTTACTTGCACTAAGATCTTTATCTCCTCTTAGATTCGCTGCTACGAGCTGTTTGAAGTATTCTGATTGTGTAAATGTTCCACTTGATTTTGCAAATGCTTCATCAAATGGTGACTCTAAAACAATTAATTTTCTCTTACCAGTAGGATCTGTTGGATCTATCATTGTTTTAATATCTTGTCTTGGTGCATTTAATCCATGTGCTTCTCTTGCAATTATTGTTGCTCTTTGTTCCGCCAAAGCAGCTGTCTCATCCATTACTGGTTTAACAAATACCATAGAACCATCTGGCTTTTTATATAATCCGCCAATTCCAGAAACTGGGAAGCTTCTTCCAGTAGTTGGGGAAACAAGCATTCCAAAATCAGTCGGGTCCATGTCAGCAAATCTGCTTGTCATCACTGAGGAATTAATTTCTTCCATTGCAAGTCTTGCTTTTCTTTGCTCTTCTACTGCTTTAATTCCCCTTGGCATTCCAAGGAAGTGTCCTTTTTTAGATGCTCGATATGCATCAATCTGTGGTTTAATCCAAGGGAATCTTTCAAGATTTTTTTGATGCTGTGCTGTTCTTCTTACTTGCTGTGCATCTGCAAATGCTTTTAATCTTGCAGCTGCAGCAGGATCTCCATAAGCATACTTTCCTTGACTTACCATTCCGCCAATCATTCCACCATCATTAGCAAGCTGGAGTTTTCTGCCTCTGATCATAATTGTTCTTGGTTGTCTTTGTGTTTTTGATTTAGAAGGCGTTCCTGAACTTCTAAATACCTTCATATCTCCACCAAGTGCACGTACAAGATTTTCTGGTATCGGGCCTCTTCCATTCCACTTTCCAGTTTTTAGCCATTTTTCAATTACTGGTACGTGTGCTCTGTAATCATCAACGTCTTTAAATCCTAAAGCTACAGAAAGCTTATGCGCTCTTGCCAAAGCCTCATCTCTGGTTAATGGCACTGTGTCATCTATAATTCCTCTTAGATGCAGTCTGTTTCCAAATCTATTGAATGGATCATGTGCTGCTTCTCCAAAGTATCCTCTTGCTGCAATATTTCCTGTGCCTCTTTCTATATGTGCACGGTCACGGTCATGATATATTGTAGAGCCTGGGTATCTCTTTTTTAATACAGACAGGATGCTTTTTCTTATAGTTGCGTTTCCGCCAGCTTTCTTCTTTTTTTCTTTATTCCAATCAACATCATTCATTCCGTTTGGTCTTGTTATAACAAGCTCAGGAAAATTGTCATGCATAAACTTTCTTTGAGACTCTGTGTATGTTAAGCCTTTACCAGTTCTTACATATTCTTTATGACTTTCAATAGATGCCTTTACTGCTTTTTCTGCAATATCGACTGCTTGGGTTGGTGTCATATTCATGTCTTTAGAATTATTTAATATAGCAGCAGCATCATTTTGAATTAGGTTAGGAACAATGTCATCTTGATACGAATTGCTTGTTAAGAAGTCTAAATACTCTGATGTTTTATTAAGTTCATATGAGCCACTTGCTTGAGCTGGGAACATGTCTTGCATCTTTCCATAATTTCTAATTCCGCTTCTTACCATTCCGCCAAGGAATCCACCAGAATTAAATTCAATTCTTGATCCACTATTTGCTCTATCAAGCATTGGCTTATTTGCAGCTGTGAACTCTGGGTCAAAGTATGTTTCTCTTGGTGTTAATATTGCATCTACAACTTTTCCTCCGCCTGCGTATTTGTTCTTTGCCATGTTTACTAGGCTAGGATTTTTACGTGATGCTTCTTGATTAAGTATATAGCTTCCTTCTGGAAGTTTTGCTGGGATCATATCGTAATCTACATTTGCTGGTCCTGGTACAACTGATCCATGCTTTGAAGGATCGTATACCATTCCACCTTCATTTCTTCTAATAATAGGCTTTGTTGTTTCTGTACTGTAGCCTCCGCCAGAAGTTCTAACTCCAAGAGATCTTGCAATCTTATCTACAAGATTCTTTGTTGTTCCTTTGTGGAACATTTCTTTCATGTTAGATTTTCCAGTTATTGGATCTACTGTTGGCTGTGACGTCAGTGGGACTGTTGTAAGATTAATTGTTCTTCCCATGCTTGCTGCAACCATCTGGGATGTCTCTGCCATCATTGCTTCTACCTGTTGATTGAGTGCAATAATCTTTGCTCTTGCCTGATCTACAGTTATTTTGCCAGCCTTAAGTTCTGCTACAATTGCTCCACCTTCTGCAGCTGCCATAGATGTTAGCTCTACCATTGGTGGTAGCATTGCTGAATACGATGCGGATAGTTCTGCTGTTACAGTTCCAGTTGCAGCAACTTCTTGCTTAAGTAATGCAAGTTCTTCTTTTGACTGCATTGCAATTGCCGCTGTCATTGAGTGCCACTTTGCGGCTTCGCTTGCCACTATGCCTGTTGAAACGCTGTTTACAGAAGTTACTCCAGGAACTCTTGGAAGATCTCCGTCCATGTACATCTGTGGGTTATTACTAATCTTTCTATTTACTGGACCAGTTCCAGGAACTACTCCAAATATTGTTCCAAGCTGTTCTTGTCCAGATGGAATTGTGTGAGACATATCTCTAGAGTAAGGCTTGCCCAAATAAGGGCTGTCTTTATCAACAACTCTATCAAACCCTGCGCCTGAAGTGACAGCATTACCTGCGATTGTGCTAACGTTTACACTTGAGTGAGTTGCCTGTGTTGCCATTGCTGCTTTTGTTTGCAAAATATCAAATGATCTAGACAGTGCTAGTACTGCATCTTCAAATACCTTTGCTGCCTTTGCATCGCTATAGAATGATTCTCCTACTGCTTTTGCTGCAGCATCTGCTGCAACTAGCTCTGGGGTTAGAAGCTTGAACTGCTCTCCGCCTTTAAAGAATTGCTTTAGGCTAAACATTCCCTTTACTATGTATCCAAAGAAGTTTGCAAGCACACCAGTAAGCATGATAAGTGGTCCAGCAACTGCAGTCAGTCCGCCCACAAATGTTAATATAGATTTAATTGGTCCAGGAAGTTTTCCAACAAACTTAACAATTCCATCAATAACATTTAATATAAAAGTATTTATCTTTAAGAAAGATTCTCCAATAACAGCAAGGTCTGCCTTTACTGATTCTAGAGCTCTGCGGTACTTACCAGATGCAGACTCTGTCATCATTTTTAATTCTCGGTCAGAGATAGCTGCTAATTCTTGTGTGCTGGCTTTCATCAAATCTAAAACCTGCAGCGTCTGGCTTCCTTCTTTTCCAAGGTTTTCAAACAGAGCAGACATTCTAGCAAACTGGAACTTTCCAAATAGCTGCTCAATTGCTTTTGATTTGCTTAGTGGATCAAGGCTATCTAAAGATTTCTGTAGTGCAACAATTGTTCCTGTTAGGTCTCCAGCATTAGATGTAACAATTCCAGCTATATCAATTCCAAATCCAGCAAACATTTCTCTTGCAACTTTTGTAGGGTTAATGAGAGATGCCATTGCAGATTTAATTGCGTTAGCTCCTTCTGAGGCATTTACTCCGCCTTCTTTCATTGCTGTTAGGTAGAGAGCTAAATCTTGTACGTCTCCACCCAATGATTTAATGACTGGACCAGCTTTTGGAATTGCTTCAGTTAGATCTGCAAGACTTGTTGATGTCTGGTTTTCAACTGCGTTGAGGAAGTTAATTGATTCTGTAAGCTCTTGTGTGTTTTGCTTAAATGCATTTTGAATAGCAAGAGTTGCTTTCATTGCATCTTGTCTATCTACTTCACCAAGCACCGCAAGTCTTGTTGTTTCTTGTGTTGCTTTCATTAAGTCTGCGCCTTGTTTACCAGTGGCAGCAAGATCTGCAGCTAGTGCGATTGTGTCTTTAAATGAAACTCCATATGCCGATGCCATCTCTTTGGCTATACCAGTTACATCTCTTCTGACCTTTTCAAGCTCAGCAGTAGTAGATGCAGTTAATCCGCCATAAACCTTTTGTAGTCTAATAAGCTCGGCGTCTGCGTCTCTGAACGCTTTTGATGCTGCTGCGCCAAAAGCAGCAATTGGTACAGTAAGTCCAACGGTAAGCTGTCTACCAGCCCACTGTGTATTCTTACCCCAGTTAATTAATTGATTAGATCCATCTTGCATGACCTTGTTCATTATTGCTTGCTCTTGTCTTAAGAGCTGAAGCTTGTTTTTGTTTTCATCTAAGCCTCGTGCAACCATTACGTTGTATTGCATCAAGCCCTGAGCATTTTTACCAAGTGGTTGTACTACAGCATTTTGCAGCATTACTTGCTGCTTTGCTAATTCTTTTACTATATTGGTTGTGCCCTTTGCATGACTTTGCCATGTATTGAAATATTGGCCAAGTTTCATTCTGCCTGCGTCTAAGTTTTTACCAAACTTATCTACATCAGATGATAGTGTAACAAAGTGGGAAGAGAACTGGCCCGTTGATCGCATAGTATCTACGAAGGACCTGTTCATCTGTCCTATTTGACCCTGAAGCTTTTGGTTTAACCCAACAGTAGTCGTTTGAAGTTTTATGAGTTGGGCTGTAACGGCCTGTAACTGCGCTGTAAGGCTACTAAAATTCGCCGTCGCAGTTATGTTGGTATTAATATTTTGATCGACCAACTACTTTTACTCCTTGGAGTACCCCAGTCCTGCTCCGACTCCGAATCCAGCTTCTGCTGCAAACGAACCTTGTAGTCCAATAACGTCATCTGCTGACGCATTTACTCCAAGTGCTCTTCTTCGAACATCTTCAAAGGTGGTACTATTTTCATTTTCTTCTTGGCCCAAATCAACTCCTTGAATTGAAGCTAAGAATTTTCTTTTTTCTGACTCTGACTTTTGCATTGATTTAAAAGTTTGAATCAGTTCTGGCATTGAAAGACTGTTTTCTAGTTCTTCGTAATTCTTCCAGTTTCCTAAAAGAAAAACTTCACCCAATAAAGCGGCTAGATCTAGTTCTGACCAGCCAGAACCGCTGCCGCTAGAAGGTTTGGGTCGTCCATCTTAATCCCACCGCAAACTTCAAGAATGCGATTGATTGTAGGAACGTCTAGTGCGTCTTCTAGTAAGTCTCTATCCTTTACCAATTCTGGTAGTTGTTTAGATAGTGCAACTGCACACGCATCAATTAATACTGTTAACGTATCATTTTCTGTTGTTGCTTCTGCTGTCTTATTTATGGCTTCCATAAACGCTCTTAGGTCTTTAATTGTTAAAGGCTTAAGCGTAACTTTGTCTCCATTTTGTAATGTAATTTCTTCTACATCATATACTGTTGTTGCCAATTTAATCCTCCTAGGATCTACTTATAATTATTGTATCATATAGAAAATATAAGGGCAATAGGAAACCCCCCAATTTCTTGGGGGGTCCTATTAATTAATTAAATTAATTATGCTACTAGGACACGGTCTACAATGATACCGTATTCAGAGCCAGTTTTTTCTGCTACTGGAAGTAGACGGAAAGTAACTGGGAATGTTGTTGCTGCGTTACGTGATAGAGAGAACTGTGACTGTTGTACAGAAAGAACTCTACGTGCATAATATACACGCTCTGCTGCTGTTGCGCTTTCTGTAGGTGCCTGACCAACTGCTACTAGCTGACGCTCTGTTGGTGCAATACCAAGAGCTCCCGCTTCCATACCAATTGTAGACTTCTTTGAGTCTCCAGTTCCTGTTACTGTTGGTGCGCCTGCTTGACCAAATACTGCAAGAACGTTTTCAAGAGTACCTTCTGCAAGCTCTGTTGCAATCATAACTTCCATTGACTCTTTAAAAAGTTTTGCTGAGTCAAGAAGCTGATCTACTGTTACTGAACCGTATGATGGGTTGTAAGTAATTTGTAGACCATTGTTTGTAAATCCTACGTTTCTCCACTTTGGTGATGCTGCTGCTGCGTTTGCATTTAGAGTATCTGTGTATGAAACTGTTGCTGGAACTGCTGGTGTTGCTGCTAAGTTCTTTGTTACGAATGCTACGCCACCTGCTGCTCCTGGCTCCATGTCTGCTACATATCCAGCTGTTGTTGAATCAGAAGCTGACAAGAATAGCGGAGAAGCTCCTACTAAAATATTTTTGGCTGATGCCATTTTAAAACCTCCTGTTAAATAAATATATATATATTGACTTACTTTAAAACTTTAAAACTTTAAATCAAGCTGGCTAGGCTCTTTTCCTCTAAGACTAATTTTAGAGTATAATGCACCCAAAAGCAACCTAGTTAAATCTTCCAGCCCCGTCTGTTATTCTTGCATATTTAACCTCAAGGATTACATCTGCAGACAAAAATCCCTGCAGTTCTTGGGATGGCTCAGTGGGTGATATTTCAACAACCATGGTATTAAAGAACTTAATCTTTGGGGTTGATTTTGAGGCATTTAGGTCTTTGGCTGAGTCGTCCATTCTTCTAAATACGTCTAGCATTAAATTTCTAATCTGATTGATCTCTGAAAAATCGGTGGCATATATGGTAAACAGCATCTTCTCACAGCATATCATCCAATTGTCTTCATAGGATAGGCCTATCTTGTCATACACTATATGCTTCTTGCCGCTTAAAAATTGATTTAATTCGGGCTGTTGCTGGACTGGGATAATTGGGATAATCTCTTTGCCTATATTATCACTATAGTAATCTGAGTCATTGAATATCTTATTCAATATAAGCTCCTGCCATAGGTGCTTTCTTATCTCATACATTGCGTCTATATTATAATCTATCATAGTGCCCCTCCAAATGCTTTTGCCAATGACATATCTGCCTCTGCTCTTATTGCGTTAGGGCTAAATGAATATT